ATAATATCATCGACATGAACAAAAATTAAAACATTTAGGAAGGTTAGCATAACTTTCGTACCTGGCTCCCCCATGAGTATACCTCTTTTGGTTACCCAATCTTGGGGATCTAGACTACCGGCTCTAACTAACCTAGGTGAGCAGAGAAGTTTAACGGCATCGACGACGTAGTCGGAATTCATGCCAAGGTAACTGACAAAGTCTAAGAAGAGATAACCGATACCCCATTCGAGGTGATCGGTCGCTTCCTCAAAGTCTGAGCAGAACCATGCAGATTCATCTTACGCCATGTTCGTTATTAACTAATCTTGAAGGACGCGGTTCCGGATAATGTCTCTAAGTAATTACCAACCTTGGTAACCACTACAGAGACCTGCCCGGAGCCGATCGTCAGTTCGGAAAAAGTCTGTAAACATATGTGCAAACGGTTGTAAGAAAACCGAAAGCCATGCATGACCGACTGTTACGAGTCTCGCCTTATGTCCGGGTTCAGATACAACTGAACGCCGAATATGAGGATACGGATCAATAACATCGGTTTTGTGGTTTCGATATTATTCACAAGCCCAGCACCATATTTACAAGGCCTAATTTTCTGGTTCTCTACCGACTGGTGTAGGTTCGACCCCGTATCGATAACGACTATATCTCGGATTTGTTTTCCGAGTATAGCCTGGTAATCTACGGGCTGGATCATTTACATCATCAATGTAATAGTCCTGATCAGGGTACCCATCGAGGAGATATTCCATTTCCTCCTGGGTATCAGGATTTGTTTCAGTAATGATCACGGGTTCTTCTGGTATATCATACAAGAAAACATCGTCTTACATTTCGATAGCTTGACGGACTCTACGTTCAACGTTGTAGAGTAAAGAATCTCCGAAATTATTTGGGCAGCCAATGCCAAGTTCATCACCGCCGACGCGAATAGTATCACGTCTACACTTACCGGCCTTGTGTTAAACAAGGCCGTATCCGTATATGTGAACAAATTCGTCGGCGTAGTCTCTGACATTGAGCCACTCAAGTACTTCATCCCGTACAAAAGATGATTTCCCTCCTGCCTTCTGAGACCGCTCTAAGCATGCAGTATTTGATACTGAACAATGTGCGGTCTTTTTGGCAAGGAAAGCCTCTAGTGTTGGACCAGTAAACCTGTCTGCGGCCCGATTAACAATTTCTTCAAATTCTAATCGGAGTTCCGGAGTGTTAAGTTTGAATGGAGCTGTCGAAAGACAGTCTGCATGCTTATTAACAGCGGGCATGATATTCGTAGGCGGAGGGGTACCTCGCGTTTAAGCGAGATGCATCCACGCACGAACTACATACCTGCACGGTTAACTTCCAACATCATAAAGGTTATAAGAAACACCTTAATGTACAGTGTTTGGAACTTTGGGGAAACAAGTTGTGATCATTGGTTCGAAATCGTACCAAAGTTCACCAAGTTTCTTCTGTTTCTTTCCAGGGTCAAATGGACTCGGAGTAGACTTAATCGCGCCTAGTGTGCGTTTCCGAACTTGGTCAACAAAGAATTTCCACGTAGTAACAACGTAGAATAAGCCATCTTGGGCTGCGCCATTGTAATAATGGCGCTCTTTGATGATAAACTCGGAAATCAGCTTTTTCCACCAGGAAAAGCGGTAAACCTAAGTCCACTAACGAGCAGATTCCTCATCGCGAGGGGCTGATGATAAGAACAAAACATCAATCCATCGCCAGAACCTTTCCCACTTCAACCACGCTTCGGGTCTTAACAAGAAGAAGAAGTCGCGCAAAATGCGGTTAACCCCTCGTCTCTTAAAAGGACGAAGGGCAAGCCAGCATTCGCGCAAGGCTTTCTTCATTCCGAAATTGTGGATTGTTAAAAAATCTCGGTACGGTACGTAGGAGACAAACCTTCTCATCGTCTCTCTCCGGTTTCCTCTAACTAAATAGAGGTCACCGGATCGGTAACGATCGAGCGGGCTCCAACCCGAAACCGAGGTTCCTATTCTTCCATCTCCACTATTTGGCCTTATCGGACATAAGGTATCAAGTAATG